TAGTATAGATTATGACATGAAATATCAAGTTGAAGATCGATTCTGGAAAAATGAATCGAAGGATTGGGATGGAATCCTCGAAAACTTTTATGTAAATGTCACAGGGTTAGATTTCAGAAACACGTCAGTGCCACAAAATGTGAATGGCATCATATTGAGAATAAAATACATGTATAACGGGCATGTATATTCGGTGATTACGAATGATTTGAATTTCTCGATAAGTAAAGATGAGGGCACCTCTATGCATTTCAGTATCCCGTTGAGTAGTGCTTGGGTGGTCGATCATGATGATAAACCTATGGTAAACATTACTGAAAAGGTGAAAAGGTATGCTGGTCCGAGGTGTGATTTTCATAAGGAGAAAGTTTCCTTGAGAGATTTTTTATATTACGACTGTGAAACCCTAAAAAAGAGGTTTCCAAAAATTGTGTTGGCCAACGGATTGGGTATGAAAAAGAATGTATCTACACTCGACTGCTTTACAACTGATCTTCGGATACCTTAGTTGCTAGATAAAACTTAAGCTCACCCAAGTTTGCGACATTATACTTCAATATCAGAAATCTATTACCTGTTTCTTGTATGATCTGAACAGACGCACACATACTCGTCGCCTTTGTAAATATGTTCAGATACTTCAGACTGTACAACCCAGAAATCGTCGGACTTTCATCAACACATTCAATCGAAGTTTCCTGGTTTGCAAAGTCACCTTCACACTTGAATATGATTTCCTTGTTGGAACGAATTATTTCGATGTAATTTCCTATGTTGGACATGTCTCTACACAGTCGTTGAAAGTCTATCGAGGGGAGGGTGGTGATTGTAGTCATTTCTACATCTGGGACCTCGATGTGACTCTCATTAATGTCCAATAGCTTGAGTTGAAATTTCGTATTCGTTTTTTTCGTATCACTCGAAATTTCTATATTCATGTATTCCTTACAATTAATTTCAATTTGTAGAACATCATTATTTGTAATAGTTTTCAGTAGTTTGAAAGTATTAGAAATATTTATTCCAGCTATGATTTCTTCCTTGTCACACATGTATTCCTCGAAGTTGTCACCCGATAAGAAGATATCCACGAGGGATGTTCGTGCTGTATCCAACGTGACGATATACATACCCTCTTTCCTGAAGTATATATTCACATCATTGAGGATATCCTTCAGAACTTCAAATGTCGATTTGAAAGCAGCTGCTTGGATAGTAACTAACTTCATGATTAGTATCTAGAAGTGTTACATCTTTAACTCTGTATACGGCTCCCCCTTTGATACACTTTTGCTAATCCTTTCCTCCAATTCTTTCGTCATTGGAGGCTGTAACGACTTTCCATAGTCATCTAATGCGAACATGTCTGAATGATCACCTTTGCCATCGAGTGAGGACATACCACAACCCGAGCCACCCACCGACCCGTGTGATATCTCCTTTGGGGGGAGTAGGGAATCTAACCAATTTCTTATCTCATTACCGACAAGAATCTTACCGTTTTGGGTAAGCATGGTGGGCACGCGTGTAATTTTACTTTTGTAACTCTGCGGCATACCCTGTGTATTTATGTTATGATATTGAACAATCTGTTTCAGCTGATGATGTTTATTGATGTAGTCGACAACTTCCATGGAAAATTTACACCTTGGGCTATATATCAACAGAGACATCTAATATTTCACAAGTTAAAATTCTAAAATAAATTAACGCATATTAATAATATGAACTACCTCCTCACCTTCGTATTGATAGTAATTGTATTTGTTCTGACAAATGAAAGTGAGGGTTACGGTTTCTCAGGATACACAGTGCCACGTAAAACTCAATTAATGGATCCTTTTCCAAACTTGAAGGGGTATGAACCTGCCAAAAATGACGCCAATGCAGACTTGATGGAGAGTATAGTTTTACTCACGAATAAAGAAATCCACAAAAGAACTGGGATTTCAAATTACATCATAGAAACCACCACTATGCAGAAATACACAAAGGAGACTGCGTCTATTTACGAGTGTGGATTCATGACTGTAAAGAAGGATGGATTTTCATTTGGGTTTTCTGTAGTCGTATGGGTAATACTCGAAGATAAGAAGACCCCAACACTTTTAGCAATTCGTTCTCAACCCTTAGGATTTCAAACCTCAGACCAGGTTATGTCCCTATCTGAAAAAACAATGGGTAAAGACTTTTTAAAATATAACATCGTGAGGGATAAACATATACCAAGTAAGGGTGCATTTGATACCTCTATGAGTGTTTTCAAAGATCAGAATTTTGAACCTTCCAGGCCATACATCATAGAACCATAGAGTGTTGATGGCAAGTGAGTTTGAACACTAGAAAATTAAATTGCAGTAAATAGTAATGTTAAGCATCAATGACGTAACGAAAATTGATGAAAAGAAAAAACGAATGAAAAAGGAGATATACGTGAGAATATATGAACAGTTTTCATCTAAAATAAAACAGGCTGTTGAGCTAGGCTGTAAACAATTATTCTTAACAGTGCCAATTTTTGTAATTGGATACCCAACATTTGACAGGGGTCAGGCGGCACGTTACGTGGCTAGACAGTTCACACTCGGTGGGTTTACGGTGCAGTTGATTAATGATACTGAAATTTACATATCCTGGTTTGTGCAAAAGAAAAAGAAGGAACGCTCAGAACATAAAGAGGAGGAGGACTTTCCAAATTTAATGAACCTCAAGAAGATGGCGAATAAATACAGGTGAGTGCGTAGTTATTTCTCATTTTAAAAAACCACTTAATCATAAATGGACAATTTGAACGTTCTCGTCGAAGCGAAGAAAGAATATCTGGGACAGATGTGTTTAATAATGACTCCAGCTATGATTGAAGTTTTTCAGGAAATGTATAACGAATCCATCAAGTCTTCGAAGGGGAAGCAGGTCCTCATCATGTTTCAAAAACTTTTGAAGGAGGTGCCTAACTGGTCCAACGCCATGTCTAAAAGACATAGTGACAACATAACCGGGCGCTGTTCCTGGTTTAGTGACTTACTAGCTGCTGTTTTTGTCGCGTGCACCAAGATTCTCTCCGCGGTCCGTCTCAAGGCTGATAACAAGAAGATCGCACTCAAACTCCCAACAGAAGAAGTTTTCATCCAGACATGTTACAACAACGCCGCGCGCGATATTTACAAAGATCCTTACATCTTCCACGAGGAACAGAGTGAATACGCACGCGATGACATTTTGACTGCCCGCTTCTCCACTTGTATTGAAAATACAGTGAAAGAGTTGATTCCAGTTCAACTGATCCTCCAAACCTACATGTCTCAAGAAACGCGTGATATTTCCCTTGATGGGGAAGTTCAGGATGGTGCCGACCCTGATGTGTTAGATGAGGGTGAGTTCCCCGAAGAAGAGCCGGAACAGGTTCCAGATGAAATTCCAGAAGAACCACAGTCCATGATGGAACCTCAACCCACTGGTCTCGAAAACGAATTCAAGACTGTCCCGGGTGTCCAAGCAACCCCAGTATATGAACCAGAACCAGAACCAGAACTAGAACCCAGGTCTGAGGAATATCAGGAGCCAGTTCCCCTCGAGGAAGATGAGGGAGTTCTCTTCCGTGATGCACCAGAGCGTCGTATAAAAAATCCCAGGTACAATTAAATGGAAGACCTCTCCAATTATCTCAGAGATCCTGTAAGCGCGGCCTTAATCGGTGCTGGTTTAACAGCTGGTTACATACATCTCAAGGCGTATCTCAATAATGAGGGCAAGCTTGAATTGAACAAATACACGAAACCAGCGACATTGAATGCCATACTCGTATTCTTTATCGTCTCTGGTGGAATTGGTAAACGTGAACTAATTTCAAGTGAACCTTTCTAAACTTAAAGATTAGACTAGTAAATTAAGAAAATGGCATCTGTCTCTGCTTTCAACGATATGATGGGTCAATTTCTTGTGGAATTGCACAAGACTTTTCCAGAGGAAAAAGGAATCAAAAAAATGCTCACATCCTTCGATGTATTAAAATCGAGTAACCCCCGTCTATGTGTGGATGGTTTTATGAAAGGGGTGTCCCCTTACGCCGACCAAATCTCGTCGAAGAATGACAAATTCCTCCTCGAGGAGTGCTCCAATATTGATTTTCTGAAAGATTTGGATCTTGCTTCCTATTGGGAGAGAATGTCCCAAAACACGAAGGATGCAACCTGGCAATATCTCCAGACTCTGTTTATGCTTGGAACCACTATTATGGCCCTCCCCCCCGACAAGATGGCCCAAATCGAGGCACTCGCGCAGGGTGTGGCATCCCAGTTACAGAATGAAGGTGGTGAACTGAATGAAGATGCCCTCATGAAAATGATGGGTAGCATGCTCGGTGGTCTTGGATCAAAAAAATAAACCTGAGTATATATTAAATGAAGGTTTGGTTCGATGATCCTCGCCAACTCGTTGATGAAAAAAACATTTTACAATTCTGGCCAAACGGTGAACAGTCCCCAGAGGAGAGAATTAACGCTGCTTCGAGGTTCATCGTTTACGCTTCTACAATTTTATATTTAATTAGACGTGACCCCCGGGTCTTTATATTGGGGGGAACTTTATTGGGAACTATTTATGTTCTTTATAAATCAAAAATGGTGAAAGATGCGTATGTGGGACCCATGGGACAAGATATGTGTCAGGTACCTACCACGGACAACCCCATGGGTAATGTGTTGATGACGGATTATAGCCAAGCCCCAAACCGCCTCGAAGCCTGCTACTATCCTTCAGTGAAACCCCAAGTTCAGAGCCTTACAAGTGATCGCATTCCGTATGATAGTGGTCGCTCTAGGACTTCGATGCCGAAATATCTGAGGAATGCTATGGAACGACAGTTTGTGACTATGCCTGTTTCTAAAATCCCAGGGGGGCAGACCGAGTTTGCCGAATGGTTGTACGGCGCAAAGAATGGTCCGATGTGTAGGAGTGA